ATCGAAAGGTATGTTGATCAGGCTCATTCTGTCACAAACAATCCGTTCTTCGCGAAACCAGTACCAGTTGAGTTTGTAGGAAGAAGGATCCCAAAAAGAGGATTTTATAAAGGAGAACCCTTTTATGGCTCATGGGAAGATAGGCGAAATATTACTGGCGAATTTATTATGCACTTGAATGATCTTTTACCTAAAGAGAGAATCATTGGACCACCAGAAGAATGGTATCGCATGGATCCTGAAAAATATGCTAAAACACATATGGAACTCTCCTCAAGTTTTCATATAGGTCCTATGTATTATAGAAGTGAAAACTGGGGAATTAACGACTTTTTATCATAATGTCACACAACAATCATACTATAGATCATTCAAATAAGGATATTGATCAACTACTTTTTAATGGGGTGACTAATCGGCACGAAGCCCGGGAGTACTACTTAAATTTAGCAGGAGATTGGGAAGACCCTAATCCATCGCCCGTCATTGATCTTCATGAAGGAGTTAGGGTCGTTCGCGATGATCTTCTTGTTGGTAGTAAAGTGCGCGCAGGAGACTTGCTCGTTTCTCGAATTAAAGAAAATACGTTGGTATATGTTCAACCTCGTACTGGATTGGCTGGCGTTTCTATCTTAGATGTTGCGAAGCGTCACGGTAAGAAGGTAAAGTTATTCATGCCATCTTCGAAACGTATCTCTGAGCACCAGGCTTGCTGTATTGAACGGGGAGCAGAATATGAATTTCATCGTATTGCCGCTATGCCCGTCCTAAATGGAATAGCCAAAAAGTGGGCAGATAAGCACGATGACGCATATTTTATCCCTCTTGGTTTAAAGCATGAACTTGTTACAGCAGGATTTGTAAAGGTAGCGTCTCAAATACCAGAACCAGAAGAAGTGTGGACTGTTATATCAACAGGAGTTCTTCATCGGTCTCTACAGATCGCATGGCCGAATGCCAAGTTTCATTGCGTGGCAGTAGCGCGTAATATGAAGAAAGGAGAGATCGGGCATGATCGAATCATATCCCACCCTTTACCATTTACTAGTCATATTAAAGAAGATTTGACACCGTTTCCTTCTGTAAATACATACGATGCTAAAGCATGGAAGTATATTCCTAAAAATACAAGTAAAGATATTCTCTTTTGGAACGTTGGAACTGAACCTAAATTAGAAGACGAATCAATCTATGATAGAATCGATTCATTTAGAAATTGGAAAAAGATGTAAACCTAAATTTAATAATAAATGCACTCAGAAAAAAGCAAAATTATTAAATACACAGAACAAGAGTCTGAAATATATAGAAACTATGTTATTAAAAATTTTAATAGCATGGTTGATTTCTTCACGCGCAATCTCGATCTGACTCCGGCTTTCTTCAGTGGTCAATTAGCTGAAAGACCCGCCACATCTGATTCAAATTGGGGAGATCAAAATGAAAGGATGAGAGCACAGGGAATTGAGCCTCATCCTTTACTGGGAAAATGTTATCATGCTGTTAGGTTTTTCCAATACATTGGTGGTTGGCATAATTTTGAAGCTTATACAATTTACAAAAAAATACCGCACAAGCTTGAAGGTGAGTACACAACGCATTGGTTTTTGCGCGATAATAAGACTCAAAAAACGTATGACCCGACCGCGGCTCAGTTTGATTATCTTGACATTAATGATTATTATCACCTTGGACAAAAAGCAAGCGGTAGATTGTGTTATTATGGATTTAGCCCACGTATAAAGATTTATAAAAATTTTGTGCCGCCGGTTACAACAAGGAAATTTGCACGCAAATACAAAGAAGAAACTGGTTCTGCTCAGGCAATGGAAAAATGGTTATTAGAAGAAGAATGGTGGATTGCAAACAAAGAAAAATACAAAAATTGGTCTAAAGATGAAAACAACTAAGTACTACGAAGAGTTTAAAAGATACTATAAACTCGCTGAAGATCAACAAGCCAAAACTAATTTGGGTTGGCAAGATTATGATGGATCTACATCTGACGATTTAATGAACAATGTTCAATTGTATGATGTAGTAGAACGAAAACTGGCCGGCTTTTCGCAAATTATCAACGATGCGTTTTACGGCTCTTCTACTGATCATCCATATTATGATAAGATCCAAGCTGGTCATTCTGATAATAAACGTAAATATATGATCTCAAAATGGGATAATCGAAAAAATGTATATGGTTTGCGTGAGTGGTTGTATGTTTTTTTGGTTCATCGAATTACTGGTTCTGCAATTAATTATGGGACAATACCTTCTGGTTATCACAACACGATATTATTTGATTTATATGCATGCGACACGGTTGCTGAAATGGCAAAAATGATACCGCATTATAGAAAAACATTTTACACGTCAATTGGCTATCAATTTCCAAAGTTCCCTAAACCTCCGGAAGGTTACAAACGAGGAGGAGATTATTATCTTTCAACATATGCACCTAGATTAGTTGATGAAATGGCATCATGGCTTGAGAGTGGAGGTAAGCGTGACTTCCGCGAAATGGGAGATTGGATGTTTGAATGGAATGAAAAAAATGGGCTATGCAGATATAAATTTCAATACGCAGCATTTTTAGCAGATCTTGCAGACTGGTTTCCTGAGTTTGTTAATACGGAATCGCATTTCTATTACGGAACAAACGCAGTAGAGTGTATATCGTATTTAATAGAGGGTAAAAAGAAAGATCAAAACACTTTAGATTCTGTTATGGATATGGTTTATGAAGATCTAGGATCAGTGCCATATAACGCTGAAGATGTCTGTTGCGATTTTATTCGTTGGGTAGAAAACTATGTGCGACCGGGATCCCACTACGACCATGTTGACCGTGATGCTATTTGGTCATCTTGCTCAATTAAAGATCATCCTAGGGGAAGGCAAAAGGCAATGTTGGATTTGGGTTTAGTCGAATCGTTCAATACTCTTAAATATCATCCTTCTGATCTAAAAGTCCTCGAAATAAATAATTTAAGCATCGGCGAATATCAAGGCCTTTGCAAAAAACTTTAGTATCGCTGTAGTTTGCGATTTACAAAGTACGAAAAACGTGCTATAATAGGCACATACAAACCACGGAAAATATGTCATTATTAGATAAATTAAAAAAATCGTCCCGGTCCGCGGGAGTAGCAATTCTTTCAGAATCAAAACTCTTTTCTGAAAAAGAACTGACAACAACACCAGTGCCAATGATTAATGTTGCGCTTTCTGGATCGATCGATGGAGGCCTTGCGTCAGGGCTTACAGTTTTAGCTGGACCATCAAAGCATTTTAAAACATCATTCGCTCTTTTAATGGCAGCTGCTTATTTAAAAAAGCACGACGATGCAGTTCTTATGTTTTATGATTCAGAATTTGGATCTCCGCAATCATATTTTGAATCCTTTGGTATCGACACTTCTCGTGTACTCCACACACCTGTTACTAACATTGAAGAACTCAAGTTTGATATTGTTCATCAGTTAAATGAGATTGACCGTAAAGATAAAGTCATCGTTGTTATTGACTCGGTTGGCAATATTGCTTCTAAGAAAGAAGTCGAAGATGCTGAGAATATGAAATCAGTTGCTGATATGACTCGAGCAAAAGCTCTCAAAGGTTTGTTCAGAATGATCACACCAACACTAACTCTTAAGGACATTCCTCTTCTTGCTATTAACCATACTTACATGGAACAAGGCATGTTCCCAAAAGCTGTTGTTTCAGGAGGAACTGGCGTAATGTATTCTGCCGATAATGTTTGGATCATTGGACGTCAGCAGGAAAAAGATGGTACAGAAATCAAAGGTTACCACTTTGTTGTAAACGTTGAAAAGTCACGATTTGTTAAAGAAAAGTCTAAAATTCCTATTTCAGTTTCTTGGGAAGGCGGTATTCAGAAATGGTCTGGTCTACTCAATGTTGCAATAGACGGCGGTTATGTAGTCAAACCTAAAAATGGTTGGTATCAAGCTAAGAATCCTGCAAGTCAAGAAGAATTGTCTGGTAATGTTCGTGCAAAACAAACTCTTGAAAAGGCGTTTTGGACACCGGTATTTGAAAAAACCGATTTTGCTTCCTTTATTGAAAAGAAGTTTAAGATTGGAACAGTAGAAATGGTAACAGAGGAGGTTGAAGATGCCAGCGAATAAAGTAAATGTTGACCGATATATCCAATTTGTTGAAAAGGGTGATAGTGAATTGTACGCATTAAAGGTTGTACATGGACCCTATACTGGTGTAATATACACTTACGGTAAAGTTGAAATTAAAGGAACAGTTGATGAGCCAGTTGTTAAATTTGACTTTACAATTAACGAAGTTCCTAAAGGAAAAAAGAAAACTAAACTAGAAAAATCTAAGACGTTTAAAAATTTTATGGGTGATATTCTTATCACTTTAATCGAAGAAAAAGTTAATGACGAATCTACAGAAGCTGATACTCAAGAATCTGACGAATGATGAAGAATTTTGTCGCCAGACCCTACCGCACCTCAAGCCTGAATACTTTGAAAATGAGTATCGGCCTGTGTATGAACTAATACTCCAATTCCTAGGGAATTATAATAAACTTCCTACATCATCTGCATTAGATGTTGAGTTTCAAAAGTCTGATTTGATAAATAAGTCAAATAAGAATGAAATTCATAATGTAATCAGCGATCTGAATAATCATGAGAATGTTGACAGAGAATGGCTACTGAACTCTACCGAGGAATGGTGCAAGAATAGAGCAGTCTATCTT